GAGAACAAGTTACTGAGTTATTCAATGAATTTGATTTGGATAATTTATTTGATTGTTCAAATGGCCACCCGATAATATTGAAACAATATCTTGGTGGTCACATTGACTTAGAGACTCTTGTTATTCTTGATAAGATCTTTGAGTTTCGTTCTAAGTTTGATAAAAAACTTACTGACCCAGTGTGGGAAACCGTAAGTCTCAAACTGAGGAAATATGATCCTTTCATAAATATTAATGTGTTTCAATACAAAAAAGTTTTACGAGAAGTAGTCAATGAGTGAATTTTTTGAATCAGATATAGTTAAAGAAGAACTAACTGAGATAAACAAATTGCAGCAGGAGGTCTATGGATCTACAATGCAATATCCCTCTATGTCTCGTGAAAAAAAACTTGAGCACGTTGATAAGTTAACACTACTCACAGACAAACAGAAAGTAATGTGGACTCGTCTGAAATTATCTGACGATCCAGAGGCAAAGAAAACATTAGATGACATGAAAAAGTCTATATCCTTGTTTGGATATGGTCAAGATGTTGATATGAATCTTTTCTTTGATGCTGTTCACAAAACCATACAATCATTACGAGTCAATATTGACTAAATGATCTGTCTTTGTTATAATAAAACCAATCCAACGAAATCCAAATTAATCCGAGGTAATCCAAATGTCATTTGCTGATTTAAAGAAGCAATCAAAACTAGGCTCACTAACTGCTAAGTTAGTTAAAGAAGTCGAGAAGATGAACAACAACGGTGCATCAGGTGATGACCGTTTCTGGAAACTAGAAGTAGACAAGAGTGGTAACGGTTATGCTGTTATTCGCTTCCTACCTGCACCAGACAAGGAAGATCTTCCTTTTGTAAAATTATATTCCCATGCCTTCCAAGGCCCCGGTGGATGGTACATTGAAAATTCATTGACTACTTTAGGTCAGAAGGATCCTGTATCAGAATATAATTCCCAGTTGTGGAATAACGGAACAGATGCTGGCAAGGAACTTGCTAGAAAGCAAAAGCGTAAGTTGACTTACATTGCGAACATCTATGTCGTTAAAGATCCTGCAAATCCTGAGAACGAAGGACAAGTATTCTTATATAAGTTTGGTAAGAAGATCTTTGATAAACTCACTGCAGCAATGCAACCTGAGTTCGAGGATGAAGAGGCAATCGATCCATTTGATTTCTGGCAGGGTGCAAACTTCAAGTTAAAAGCAAAGAATGTCGCAGGATATCGAAACTACGATAGTTCTGAGTTTGCAGCACAAAGTCCTCTATTAGATGACGATGATGCAATGGAAGCAATCTGGAAGAAGCAAAGTTCTCTTGAAGAGTTCAGTGCTCCTACACAGTTCAAGTCCTATGATGAACTTAAGACTCGTCTTGAGTATGTTCTAGGTAAGAGAGGTGGTGCTCCAGCTGCTCAAGATCCAGAGGTTCAAGAGGAAGAGTATGAAAGAGAACCAGTTGCAGAAAGGGAGACTGTCTCCTCAGTTGCAAGAGGTTCAAGTGAAATAGAAGATGACGATACGTTATCGTATTTCCAAAAACTCGCAGAAGACTAAAAGAAAAGGGGTCGCAAGACCCCCTTTTTTATGGCATAGTTATATTTGTATTTTCTGTCTGTGCTATGGTATCACTTACAAATTGTGATGAAGGGCCATAGATCATTATATCTCGGAAGTCATCAAGGAATTGTTGTAAGAAACCATTTTTAAGAACAAATATATTTCTTTTATCATTGTTAATTCTAGTTTCATGTACATAATTGCTTACGGATAATATTGGGTCATCAATCGCCACAACATTTGTCCCTAATTTAGTGAGATCATTTGTTTTTACTTCACCATTTTCAAAATAAGTTACTTTAAATTCTTTACTTACTCTTTTACCACCTTTAAGTACAATTCTACCTTTAGAATCTTTAATTTCTTTTGTCTCATAATATTTTACCTCATTTAAATTTTTACCATATTTATTATTTGCATAATCAAATAAATCATTATTAGATAAAGGCCACTCTGCACGAATGTTGACAATTCCTGCACAGATAATAACTACCCAATCAAGTTGTGCAGTCCCATATAATTGTTCTGCAACATTATCAGGTCGAAAACCCTCTGGTATTTCATACTTATCAAAAAGGGTGATGATGCTCTGTAAATCTTCTCTTAGTTTGACACGACGGAATAAATTCTTTGCATCAATATACTCAAGTGATGAATTTTTATCAGATAAAAATGATGGATATCTGAGTGTTGGTAATTCTTTAAAATACATTAGAATCCTACTCCTGACGAATCTTTATCATAATCATCAAAGTAAATAGGTTCAATCTCTTTAAATGTTAAATCAAGTTGCATGGAGATTGGTGTTGCATCATCATATGTTGCATACACTCCTTCCCCAGTATAATTAACTGACATATTTGTGAGAAAACATTGTTTGAATTGATTTAAGAACGGATGATTTCTATTACCTTTTCTATATCTCAATTCAAAAAGATTTGGAGTTTTCATGAATATTGCTGCACCACCAATTTTATCACCACCTGTTTTAGGTGCCATATTCTGTTTAAATGATCTTATGATTTGTTTACATTGATTTGCTTCTTGTGGACTACGAGGTGTGAACTTGAATGAGAAACTAAAACTTCTTAATGTAGGGCCATTGAAGAGTAATTCTAAATTAGGATTGAATATCTGACCACTTTGTCTTGCCATTAACTGCTCTGTTGATACATTCGCACCAAACACACCCATAGCAGCAGAAGTTGCTTTTGCAGTTAACCCTTTTTGTGCAGCATCAAGTAATGCTTCAGGATTATCAACTTTTAGATTTGAACCAATATCTTTTCTAACATTTTCTGCCCCTTCAGCAAAGGTTTGTTCATCTGTTAATGATTTAACCAATTCTGCACCTGCTCGCATACCACCACTGATCGCACCAGCCGCAGCACCCGTCAGGGTGTTCATCTTACTATCACCGTAACTTGCTGAGTTACCATCTTTAATATCTGATGGGATTTGTAATAATATTGTTCCATTATTTTTTACTGACTTTCTAGAGAGAGAACCAGATCTTGTATTTCCTGCTTTTCTATTTAAAGTATTTCTACCAAATCCTTGTTGTCCAATTAATTTAGATCCTGTACCACCACCAACAACATCTTTTCTTACATATTCTTTTATATCTATCTGCAAATAGTCAGTCGTACCTGTTAATGCTTCTAATGGATATCTTAAAATTGCCATATCGACCTTATTTTTAACTATTTAGACGAAATTTTCCAAAGGGTAATGCTTGAAGATCTTTTATCTCATCAGCTGTTACTTGATATATGCCACCAACCACTTCATTAAAGGTGTATTGTCTTGATTCCCCCCAGTGAAAATTAACACCTACAAAACCCCAAGAAAATACAGATGTCACCGCTACAAGAGGATTCTGATCATATCTGATTCCGGGAGTTTTTGGATTATAAACAAATAAACAAAAGTTCCCTGCCTGTGGTGCACCACCCTCTGTGAGTAGATCCATTATTTCTACCATCAAATCATCGGGATCTTCAATCCCTATCAATTCATCTAATGCTGGTGCAATACGACTCATTTGATTCCTAATTCATCTTCGGTCATCACTTTAAATTCATACAGTCTATCTTTACAAAAATTATTTGCTGCCTTCCACTTAGCCTGATTACGAGCATATTCATATGCTTCTCTGAGATATCCAGCAGTTTGTCTTTTTGGTTTTTTTGGTGGTTTTAATTGTTTTTTTGGTTTAACTTCAATAATATACTTTTTTATTTTACCTGTTGTCTCTCTAAGTTTCACATAGAAGTCTGGAAAATATCTATGAACTTTTCCATCAATCGGTGAGAGATATGGTATTGCAATCTCTTCGCTACCCCATTCAAGAATATTTTGATTTAGATCACAATACACCATGAATTTTCTTTCCCACAGGGAACGATAAATTACTTTAGAACAGTCACCTTTGTATTTTTTAGGGTATGAAGGTTGATACCTTCCCTTATATGACATAAATAGAATTATAGTAAAATCATATAGGTATTTAGTGTGAGTTTCGTATCAAAAATAACGATGGATGATGCCAAAGTAAAATTTGGTAGTCTTTCACTCAATAATCAATATCAAGTGCATTTTGCTGGTTTAAATGGTGATGTAATTCAATATCTTAGATTCACAAAAAGAATTGATAATGCACAAGATTTTATAAGTCGTGAAACTGGTATTCTTTGCAGTGATGCATCACTACCTGCGAGTGCTTATGCAACAGCAGAAGTAAAAGATAATTTTATAGGTGTTCCTCAAGAATTTGTTCATTCAAGATTATATACTGATATTGACTTTACCTTCTATGTGGATGAGGATTACACTGTATTAAATATATTTGAAGGTTGGATGGATTATATCTCAAGTGGTGCAGATGGAGAAGTTGCCGATTTTCAAAAACCTTTTTATCGTAGGATGAGATATCCTGATACTTATAAGTGTGATACAATGTTCATCACTAAGTTTGAGAAGAATCAAAAGAGACTTTTAAGATATCAATTTATCAATGCTTTTCCAAAAGCAATCACTCCTATGCCTGTTACTTATGGACAGGCTGACTTACTCAGAGTGACTGTAAGTTTCAACTATGACAGGTATATTGTTGCAAACAAAGTAAATCCGTGATATACTGCTAAATAAACATACTGAATCAGATAATTATGCCTTTACCTAAGATTAATACTCCAACGTATGAATTGACATTACCATCTAACAATAAGAAAATCAAGTATCGTCCTTTTCTTGTTCGTGAAGAAAAGATTTTGATTTTAGCACTTGAATCTCAAGATATGAAACAGATTTCAAGTTCTATCATTAAAATTATGAGTGAATGTATTGAAACTAAGAATGTTGATATAACTAAACTGCCTAGTTTTGATATTGAATACTTGTTTTTAAATATCCGTGCAAAATCGGTTGGTGAAACTGTTGAAGTTGTTGTCACTTGTCCTGATGATGGAGAGACCACAGTTGATACAGAGATTAGTATTGATTCTATCAAAGTCAAGAAAACAAAAGGACATAAGAATATTGTCAAACTTGATGATAAGTATTCTATGAAACTTAAGTATCCTTCGATGCAACAATTTATTGATGCGAACTTTGATGCAGGTGAAGAGGGTAGTCAAGTTGCTCAGTCTTTAAATATGCTTTCAACTTGTATTGAAATGATATATGATGAGGAAGAGAGTTGGGATGCAACTAATAGCACACCTGATGAATTAAATGAATTTGTTGAACAGTTGAACACAAAACAATTCAAGGATGTTGAAAATTTCTTTAATACCATGCCTAAGTTAGAGCATAAAGTTAAAGTTAAAAATCCAAAGACAGGAGTTGAAAGTGAGGTTGTACTGGAGGGACTAGCAAGTTTTTTCAGTTAGGTATGGCTCACACGACACTTGAGTCATACTATAAGGTGAACTTTGCCTTGATGCAACACCATAAATATTCATTAACAGAGATTGAAAACATGAT